CCTTTTGGGAGAGAAACAACAGGAATTGTTGGGTTTAGAGATGAATACGGAAATCTTTCTTATGGCCGCGACCCAGATGACCCAACCGCAGGCGGTGACGGATACGATGACCGGCCAGAAGTCGCGCCAGTAAACCCAGCGACTGGCCAATGCGATGCAGGCTATATGTTTGACGAGGATTTGCAAGCTTGTCGCCTTGACACAGGAGGCTTAGTAGGCGGTGGTGTCACTGGCGATACATTTGTTCCTGGTGCATATGCACGGATGGGTTTGCTTGATGTAGCTCCAACTGGATTGCCTGAGTTTTCAGAGCAATATGGAATACCTTCACAAGATTTTGACGCAGCTAACTTGGCATTTCGCCGTGGCACTGCTACACAGGCTGGAATATTTCAAGACCCATATGATTTGACAGGATACACGCTACTAGGATGAATGAAGGAAAAGCTAGACAAGATATGGCTCGTGCTGATAAAGCCGAAGCCGTACTTAGAAACGAAATATTCATTGAGAGCTTTGAGTATTTAGAGGATGAGTTTACGAAAGCGTGGAAGCAAAGCGCATTAAAAGACACGGACGCACGAGAGCGTCTGTATATGCTTTGCCAGAATTTAGAAGCATTGAAAGGCTACATACACAAAGTAGTCGAGGATGGAAAAATGGCAAAGGCGACTCTACAAGAGTTGCATAATCGTCAACAATTTGAGAAAAGGAAGTAATTATGTCCGACAATCCGCAAGGAACCGGCAATTTTTCAGTAAATGATGCAATTAGCCTTCTAACGACCCCCGAGCCGGACAAGGTTGAAGAAGAGCGACAGGAAGCGGAAGCTTCCGAGCCGATGGAGACAGAGGCCGAAATCACGGAAGAGGACACCCAGCCAGAGGCTGAATCCTACGAAGATGACGAGGATGATGTTGATGATGTCGATGAGTCTGATGAAGACGATGACTACGAGGATGACGAAGAGGAACCTCAAGAACAGTTCTACAAAGTCAAAGTAGACGGCGAAGAACTAGAGGTCAGCCTTGACGAAGCTCTACAAGGTTATCAGCGACAGAAGACTTTTACAAAGCGTAGTATGGAGATTGCGGAGCAACGCAAAGCTGCTGAAAAAGAAGCAGTAGAAGCAAAGCAAGCTCGTGATTATTACGCACAGCAACTTGAGGTTGTGGCACAGCAGATTAGTCAGACAATTCCACAGGAACCTGATTGGGTCTCGTTAGCAAAAGAGGTTACAGCGGAAGAGTACAACGCAATTAGAGCAGAGTACGACAGCCGTATGACTAACCTCGCAAGAGTGGAGCAAGAGCGGCAAGCAGTCGCTCAACAACAGGCCGCAGAAAAAGAAGAGGCGTTGAAGAAACACCTCAATGCACAACGGTCTGAAATGCTGGAGCGTATTCCTGCTTGGCGGGATAATGAACGCAGAGATACAGAGCGTGTTAATGTTATTAACTATGCTCGTAGCGTTGGCTTCAGTGAGCAAGAAGTAGCACAGGCAACAGATGCTCGTGCAGTAGAACTTCTTTACAAGGCGATGCAGTGGGATAATCTTCAGAAGAAGAAACCCAATGCTAAGAAACGCACGAAGCAAGCTCCTAAAATGGCTAAAGCTGGACAGCCACGGTCTAAAAAACAAGATGCTAGTCGTTCGCGGCAGCAAGCTATGGGAAGGCTCAATAAAGAGCGTTCAGTAGATGCAGCCGTATCATACTTGATGGGCAACAAAACTTAGAAGGAGTTTTCAAAATGGCCACATTCACAACCGCTCTCGCAGTAGGCGAAAAAGAGCAACTCGCAGATGTGATTTATCGCATCGACCCTGATGAGACACCAATCTTTTCTGCACTAAAGAAAGAAACCTCAAACGGTATCTTCACTGAGTGGCAGGTTCAAGAATTGGCTTCTGCATCAGCAACCAACTACGTCAATGAGGGCGCAGACGCCAGCATAGGCACACCCACAGCTACTACTCGTCTGGGTAACTATCACCAGATTTCAGTAGCAGCAGTTGCTGTATCAAAGACACTTGATGCAGTCGAGAAAGCTGGCCGTGACCGTGAACTGGCATACCAGAAGGTACTGAAATCATTGGAACTTCGCCGTGACATCGAAAAATCAATCGGTGACACAGACGTTGCTCGTTCTGGTTCAGACCCTCGTAAGTCAGCATCACTTTCTTGCTGGATGACAAACGGTTCAGTCGGTGCAACAGCCGGTGCTTTTGGCACAGGTGACGGCACAGACACCATCACAGATGGTGATGACCGCGCTCTGACACTTGCACTCATTGAAGACGGAATGCAGGATGCTTGGACAGATGGTGGTAACCCAAAGATGATGGTCTGTTCAGCAACAAACCGTGCGAACTTCTCAAACCTGACAGCATCTTCAAACTTGGTAAACAACCAAGTGAATATGACTCAGGCGAAAGAAGTAACCTACGTTGGTTCAACTTCAGTCTTCCTGACTGACTTTGGCACAATTGAGGTCGCTCCATCACGCTTTATGGGCAATGACCGTGCGTTCTTGATTGACCCAGACTTCGCTTCTCTTTGCACCATCAATGGTCGCAACTTTGCAGAGAACGAAATCGCGGCAACAGGTGACGCAGAGAAGTTCCAGATTGTGACTGAGTGGGCTTTGAAAGTACAAGCTCCAAAGGCACACGCTGGCATCTTTGATCTTAGCGGTTCCTAAGTAACATAGAGGGGGCGGGTTTACCGCCCTCTCTTCTTATAGGGGTTACAATGAAAAGATTACTTACATCTGATAAAGCTACTGGCAAGGAGACTTATATTCGCCAGGAGTCTGATGGTTCTACCTTTATTGAGAACACGCAAAACTTTGACACGCTTATAAAGTTAAATAAGCAGATGGCTGATGATTGGCGTCAGGGGCAGCTTACAGGCACTCAGAAGCACGTTCAGCATATAGCAGAAATACCCAATGTAGTGTATCATCACCTATTGAAGACGCTGGGAAAGCCTAGCGAAAACCCGAAGGCTTGGAAGGCTTGGCTAAATAATAGCGAGAACCGAGACTTCAGAACTGGCGGCGGTAATATTTAATGGCTATAGCATCTTACGCAGACCTGCAAACCGCAATCGCAAACTTCTTAGCTCGTAGCGATTTAACGGCTCAGATTCCTGATTTCATCCAGCTTGCAGAAGCTCGTATTAATCGTGAGCTAGAAACCCGCGAGCAGGAAAAGCGTTCACAAGCTACCTTAACGGCAGGTGACGAGTATATTGCATTGCCTACAGATTTGCGTGAGGTTCGTGAAGTTAAGTTAATTACAAGCCCACTTACTGTATTGAGTTACGCATCCCCAACAGGTCTTGATACTCAGTATTCCAGTAATGGAAGCGGCAAGCCACTTGGTTACAGCATTGTCGGCAAAGAAATGAAATTACGCCCTGTACCAGATTTTGCTTATACAGCAGAAATTTTGTATGTCGGTAATGTAGATACATTATCCGCTGTCAGCACACCTGTTTTGTTTTTACGCTCTCCAGATGTGTATTTATACGGTGCTTTGACTGAGGCATACGTTTACCTGCTAGATGAGACAAGAGCAGCACAGTATGATGAAAAGTTTACTCGTGCTATAAATGAGGTGCGAATGGACGAAGAGCGTTCACATTACGGCACAGGGCCATTACAAACCAAGTCTGTCTATTTGCGGCAGAATACAGCAGCGGAGAAATAAACTATGTCTGCAATGAGTGATTATCTTGAGAATGAAATTCTCGACCATATTCTAGGAACTGGCTCATACACTATGCCATCGGCTGTGTATGTTGGTCTGTCTACAGGTTCTTTTGCTGACGATAACAGCGGCACAGAGCTTACCGGCAATGGTTATGCTCGTGTAGCAGCCACGTTTAACGCAGCGGCTTCTGGCACGGCTGACAACAGTGCGGCTGTTGAGTTTTCAGCAGCTACATCAAGCTGGGGTACAGTGAGCCACTTCGGTTTGTTTGACGCAGCAAGCTCCGGTAATCTTTTGATTCACGGAAGCTTTTCGGTTGCGAAGCTGATTGACACAGGTGACATCTTAAAGATTTCTGCTGGCGACCTAGACATTACAGCAGCGTAGGTGTAGCTGATGGCTACAAATACCCCATCCCTAGAACAGTTAACTGGTAGCATTGATGCGCTACCTAATAGCTTAGATAATCTAAATGGTCTTCCGTGGTGTAACCCCACTTTAGACCAGCTAGATGCGTGGGGTACGCTTGAGCAATTAGACGCATTTGGCTATACGCTTGATGAGTTAGGCACTGGCGATAGGCTTTGTGTCCTAATAGCAGATGCTCCGTCTGCGTCTATTGCTGTAACAACTACGGCAGAAATACAGTTCGCCATTGAAATGCCAGCAGCGGTGTCTATCTCCGCATCCGCTACGGCAGATAACACACGCATTCGTGAGATGGCAGGCTCTGTAACAGGTGCTGCTAACTTTGCCGCCGTTATAACGCCTATTAGAACAATGGACGCATCTGTAAGCGTTGCTGTAACTGATGCGGCAGAGCTTACAAGGCTTAGAACAACGTCAGCCTTAGCAGCAATATCTGCAACGACAACAGCGTCTTCAAGTCTAGTTTATTTGCTGGCAGGCACAGCTAATACAGTCGTAACGACAACCAGTGCAGCTAATGGTATATTTC